GTATAGATATAGCGGGTATATCGGGGGCATCATCAAGAAGTCTGTCATATTCTTCACGTGCTTTGGTGACAAACTCAAGAACATCCGCCCTATGTAGAACATCTAGAGACAATTCCATGTCAATATTTCTATAGAACTTTGAATATTGGACACACATCGCTGAATGTGATTCAGCCAAGTTTGCACTCTGACTAAATTTACTTATAGATGTCAAAATACCACCGAGCACATTAAGGAATGCGAAAAAGTACTGTATGATCATGATGTTATTCTTCGTCTCAGATGATACATTCTCGTTACCACTCGGATTTAAAACGGCAAAGCCTCCGACACCCGTGATACTCGCAATAATTATACTCGGATACGAAAGAAAGTCGTGTTGTTTTTTATAGTAAAGACGGGCGTGGTTGTGAAGCCAGCGATATCCCGCAGCCTTCTCAGCCCACCTAACGAGAAGCTTCTCCTGCTTCTCACACCAAAAATGTTCATGGGGCACATCCTCTTCACCCATATATTACGTACTGAGATTATTTGCACTACCCCTGGCCAATTTATCAGCTTCTTCATTTTTAGGATTACCATTATGTGCCCTGACCCACTTCCACTCAACAATTTTCAATTTTTTACGCACTTCATCTATAGCTACCCACAAATCCTTATTTTTCACGGGAGCACCCGTAGATGTTTTCCACCCGTTCCTTTTCCAATTTATAATCCATGAATTTATTCCTTGTTTCACGTAGTTACTATCCGTAAATATACATACTTCTTGAATATCTCTTTTTACACACTCTTCAAGGGCTCGGAGAATTGCAGTCATCTCCATCCGATTATTTGTTGTATTAGGCTGTCCAGCAGTGAGCTTAAAACTGTCACTGACCACACCCCAACCACCAGGTCCAGGATTTCCCAAACTACTTCCATCGGTGTAAATCTCATACATGATTACTTATCGCGGTTTATCCTTATATTCAGAAGCCTTCTTTGGGGTTTTACAAATCGTATCACCACAGTGATCCCTATTTTGATAAACGGAATTTATAGAGGTCATAAGTTCATGACACGTTTTGGGTACCCATCGACCTAACATGGGTTTCTCAACTTTCACAAAAATGTTGAGAAACTTCTTTAACATTATATAAAGTTTTAAAGTCTCATTTCTTTAATGAAAGTTGAAATATCAAACGCTGATCTAATAGATAAAATCACTGTTCTTGAATTGAAAATGGAATTGGTCAATGATGAGGCATGCCTCGTAAATATAAAAAATGAATATGATCTTTTATGTGATCTGGAGTTTAATACACCACACAAATCACAATTAAAAGATGTAAATCGAGGAATTTGGGACTTTAGAGAAATGTTGAGACTTTTAAATCATAAAGGTCTATATAATCAGTCATTCGTGCGTAGTGCAAAAAGAATTATCGAACTTAATGACGAAAGAAATCGAATCAAAAAACTAATTAATGAAGAGACGGCGTCTAAAATTATAAATGAAAAGGGCTATAAAACTCCCACACCCACTCCATCACCATCGTACTCGTCGTTAGACGATCCCGTGTTTTTCATGGACAAATTTTAAGATATTTGAACATCTTAAAATTTGAAAGTGTTATTTTTTTATACTAAAATGCTGTAAGCAATTTAGTTGGAGAACGCGAGACCACCCATACCGGACTGGATGCGGAGGACGTTGTAGTTGGTCGCGAACATGTGCATGGAGGTCGCGTCACCGGCGGGGTGGGCAACAACCTGGACCTGCGCGTTGTCGATACGGGAGAAGTTGCAGGTGCCGGTGGGCTGGTGCTCCTCGGGCTTGAGCGCGAAGGAGTAGGAGTACACACCGGTGTAGGGGCAGCCACTGTGGTGGTTGTAGGACTGGACCTGGTTGAAGTACTTACCCTTCTGCTCCTTGAAACGATCCTGGCCGTTGAGGATAAGCTTGAAGGTGTTGAGGACACCACAGGCCTCCTCAGTGAAGCGGGTGTCACCACCGATGCCATCAGTGCCACCGATGGCGAGGAGGGGAGCACCGGAGGCCGCGGGGGAGACGAAGGCGTTGGAGTGCTCGACGGAGTCGGGGTTGGACTCGAGCACAATGTTGGTATCAACAGAGGCGTTGGAGAAGTTCCAGAGGGAGTTCTTGGACGAGGTGTTGGAGAAGCACCACACGAGCTCCTTGACGGGGTGGTTGTAGGAGAGGCGGACCTGCTTGGTACCGCTGGAGGTGATGGTATCGGTACCAGTGTGCTGGACCTGCTCGATGAGGTACTCATGACCCTTCTGGGCGAAGCGGCGGCGCTCCTCGGTGTCAAGGTAGACGTAGTTGGCCCAGACCTTGAAGACAGAGGTGCTGAGGAAGGTGTCGAAGTCGGACGCGAGGTCGAAATCGATGCGGACCTCGTGGTACTGGAGGGCGATGAGGGGGAGGTAGAGACCTGGGTTACGGTTGAAGAAGAAGATCAGAGGAAGGTAGACGGTCTTGCCGTTACCCGCAGTGGTCATCCTACCCCAGTTGAGCTTCTTGCTCTCGTCGAGGTAAAGCTCGGAGTAGAGGCGCCACCACTTCTGGTAGTGCTTGTCGATGCGCTGACCACCGATGGAAAGCTCAACGTTGTTGATCGCACGCTCCGCAACCCAGTTGCAGTCACCCGCGTCAGTAGTCCTGGTCGCCGCAATCGCCGACTCAAGCTCAAGGTACATGTCACCGACAAGGTCACCGTTGCGGGCAACGGTGACGGAGACGCGACCGGAGTTCGCGGCAGTACCGTTGACGGTCTGCTCGATGTTCTCCATCGCGAAGTTAGTGTGGCGCTTGTATTTCGCCTGGAAGAAGGTCACCTCAGGGTTACCGGTAAGGTAGACATCCTGGGCGCCGTACGCTACGAGTTGCATGAGACCACCGGCCATTTTGAGAGTTGTTGTACTATAAGCAGAGAAAATAATTTTGGGGGAATGCGCATTTCCCGACCCTAATTTTTCTCAGTCCAACATAAATGTCGACACACCCTGATGAAAATGAGATAGAAATCGAAGAAGGTGAAATTATTTCAGATGATGACCAGGAAATTTCGGAGACTGAGGATGAAGACTTCGCGGAGAATGAGGGTATAGATATCGCCGAGCTTATGACATCCCTCATGGCCACGGAGGATGGTGACACAGTCTGCTCAGCCCTTGTTAATATTGCAAACCAACTTCAAACCCAAAATAAAATATTGATAAAAATGTTGAGCAAGATGAATTCGGCTTAAGGATAAAACTTGTATGTATTATAGATGAAAGAACCAACTCACTTCATTGATAAGGAACCCAACATGTTTCAGGCTCTGACTGAACTACAGAAACGTGACATCCAGTCAATGAATGAAGAAGATATTTTAGAGTGTATCGAGGAATTTGAGTTTAAGTGGTACCTACATAGCAAAGATGGATACTCTCCTTGTATGAAACGTGCGACCATGCTGGGGTATCATCAATTCATCCACCCAGATAACTTCGATGAAGGTGGTATCCCCAAACCTGATGGAGTTGACGTGAAGGCTATCCAAGGCAACAAGAATCGTATGATTTCTTACCTTATTCAGATGACGAATCACCTACAAGTTAATGCGAAAAATTTCACCCAAGACGATGAGGTTTCTATCAATAAGCGAATCAATAATATCATCCTTCAGATTGAAGATGGTTTTGAAAATGTTCGACGCCATCAAATTTCCTTTGAGAGAGTCGTCGCCCCAACTAAAATGCCGTTGGTGAGTATCCACACTGATCCTTCGGTGATGGATGAAGAAGAAATTGAAAAGACTACACCCTTTCAGAAATGTATCATGATTGCCCTTCGGGAAGCGTATCGTGCCGGATTTAGACGATATAAGGGTCAGTGCTGTGAAGAAATCAAGACGGTAGAGGGTTTCAGCACTAGGGCTTGGAATCCGATCTTCCCCATCGAGGAGTTTGTATATTCTCTTCCGAAAAAGGAGAGTAACTTTACGACATGGAAAAATTTTACGAGTAAGGGTTCGATTTATAGAGATGTGGTTGATAATCTAACGAAGTGTCACGATCCACAATTTCCCGAAATTAAAAAGAGACGTCACGTGTGGTCATTCAAGAATGGTGTCTTTGTCGGTAAGGAATGGATTCCCGATCGAGGTGTTTATGATTGTCGATTTTATCCATATAAGAGTGACAAGTATGCATGTCTAGACCCGAGTATTGTCGCGTGCAAGTACTTTGATCAACAATTCGACGACTTTTCTCACATTGAGGACTGGACCAAGATTCCCACACCTTGGTTTGACTCTATTTTGAAGTATCAAAAGTTCGAGGAAGAAGTGTGTAACTGGGCATATGTCATGGGTGGTCGGTTGTGTTTCGATGTGAATGATCTTGATAGCTGGCAGGTTATTCCATTCTTCAAGGGTATCGCTCGGTCGGGGAAATCGACCCTAATCACGAAAGTGTTTAAAAAGTTCTACGAAGCTGAAGATGTTGGGACACTCTCAAACAACATCGAGAAGAAGTTTGGTCTTTCCGCAATCAAAGATTCCTTCATGTTCATCGCCCCGGAGGTCAAAGGTGACCTTGCCCTCGAACAGGCAGAGTTTCAGTCTATCGTTTCGGGTGAAGACGTATCGGTTGCAGTCAAGAATAAAACTGCGGTATCCATCGAATGGAATGTCCCGGGTGTTTTGGGGGGCAATGAGGTACCCAATTGGAGGGACAACTCTGGATCCGTACTTCGTCGTATTCTTCCATGGAACTTTGGTAGGCAGGTACAGGACGCTGATCCCCAACTTGATGAGAAACTTCACAAGGAACTTCCTATAATTCTCCTTAAATGTGTGCGTGGGTATTTAGACTATTCTAATAAATACAGAAACAGGGATATCTGGAATGCAGTTCCTGCCTACTTCAAGAAGATCCAAAAGCAAGTGGCCATGGTTGCCAGCAGTCTTACAAACTTTCTGGAATCTACCTATGTCGTACTTGGTGAGGATAAGTATGTTCCTCAGAAGGAGTTTGTAGCCAAGTTCAACCAACATTGCCGTGAAAACAACCTTGGAAGTTATAAGTTCCATGGTGACTTTTACGCAGGACCGTTTAGCTCTATGGATATCGAAGTCCGCGTAGAAACAGTAAAGTACAATGGAAAAATCTTAAAAAATCAACCGATCATTTACGGTGTAGATCTCGTTACAGATGATCTGACTTTTACGGACGATATCTAAAAAAAAATATTCCCGAATAGTAATATGAGCCAGTCGGTCAAAGAATTTGTGCGACGATCCGGTGTAGAAGTTCAGACTCCTGACTCGAACTCGAACTCGAACTCGAACGATGAGTTTGCGAGGGAATTGGAGTTGGAGTTGGAAAAGGCTGAAAGGGAGCGTAATCGTATCAGAGCTGCTTCCTTTTTTAGGACCCCACCCCGTACCATGCGTCCAGTACCACGTTCAGTGCAAGTGCCACAACGCTTACAGAAAAACCTGATTACCAATCAAAGGTATGACCCCCTTGCAAATGAGTTTAGGGAAGCTTTAGCTGGAGTCACACCCCGTGTTGCTCTTGAAATTAGCAAACTTAATCCCGGCATGTTCAATGCCACCGTAGATTCGGGTTTTGGTCAAAAGGAGACACTGATCGACCTTAAAAAGATACTCCTTAAAACACCCCTAGGTAGAACACCTATTGGTGAGGGTCTTTATATAGATACCAAAGAGATAAAGGGTATATATGGTCAGTTCAAAACTGGATTTTCTCACACGAAAGAAAGTGGTCCCAGAGGTGATATAAACAAAGTGTTTTCCAGTGCTCAATTCATACTCACTTTATCAAACGACGTTGAAAGTAAGGGTGCCACCGTCAATTTTTACAAAAATGGTAAGATACGTTTCTCGGGCGGTTTCATTGGTACGAATATAACGAATCAACCTGAACTTATTCGTCGTTTCGTTGTCGATACCTACACCGAAAAAAATTCATTTTTCTACAACCCATTCACCTACAATAATCTAAGTGGTCAGTTTAGAGTCAATGGTTTATTTAAGAGTTTGACCAGAATTGCCCAAAATAGTTCAATGTACGGTATGACCAGAGTCAGCTATGAACCAGAACTTGCTCCATTCCTCTATGCATACTTTGGAGACATGAAATTCATTCTCTCCAAAAGTGGAAATGTTCAGATTTCGGGCGCAAAAAATCCCGGTGATATGCTGGCTTCATACGACTTTGGAAAGACGTTTGTTCAAGACCTTTACAACAAAGGAGAAATTGAAGTGACTGGGGAGTTTGAAAAGGGTGTCAAGACCAAAGTGACTAAACCCAAAACTAAACCAAAACCTACACCTACACCTAAAAGGAAATATACAAAACGCGCGCTCACAACTAACCAAGCTAATGCCATCATGATCAACTCTAAAATGTGTGCGCGGATGAAGAAATCCGAACTCGTGGATCTGGCGCGACGCATGGGTGTTGTGAATTTTAGAGTAACAACTCAAGGTGGTTCCAGGCTCGCATCTAAAGCTGAGATCTGTGCGAGAATCAAGAAACAAACGGGGAAAGAGAATGTCACCGTTAATAACAAAAAACTCGTCGGAACTGGGAACACATTCCGGGTCGGTCGTAAAATTTGCACGGATATGACGAAGGGCCAACTTATTCGCGTAGCCACAATTCTTAAAATCACCCTTGACGAGAAGGAAACTAAAAAGTCCATCTGTAAAAAGATTGAGACGGTTAGAAATAACCTAGCTAAGCCCAAACCCAAACCTGTAGCCTATCCCAAGCCCACAAAGAGACAGGTACAGAAAGAAAAGAAAACTGCACAACTTGGTGTAAAGAGAGCTGAAGTTATGAAGAAGCGAGGCCTCGATGAAAACTCGATCCGTAAGGATATTGTCAAACTTTATGGTGACAAATGGATGAAGAGGTACAAACCCAACTTAAACCAAGATATGCGAAACATGAAATCGGCTCTCAATGCCATCGCTAAGGGTAATAAGATGGGTATTCCATTCAAAAAGAATGTGGATAAGACTAAAAAGAACGTCGTCGCTCGGTGGAAGATGGAGAGAAAGAGGGAACTCGAACGAAAATATCTCATGAACAAAGTGAATGTCACTGGTATTGCGTTCAATCTCAGAAATGATTACAAACGTGCCGCCGCCAACTATATCATGAGTAAAAAGACTCCCCCATCCAACAAGAAAATGGACGAATACAGGAAATATTGGTTAAAGTTTAGGGCTAATATTAATACAAATGGCAATTCGAGAAGATCTCCTCTCGCGGCTAGAGCTCGGGTTGAGAAAATATAACCACGGTGTCCGAGTTGGTGATGACACGAGAGACTGGGGAACTCCTGTAAATTCGTGGTTATACATGGCCAAGGAAGAGTTTCTCGATGCCATAATTTATGTAGTAGCCGACTACATTCGCCTGGAAGGTTTAAAGCGTGATGAGAATGAAGAAGATGATAACAAACTCATCATGCGTACAATTGACAGGTGCGTCGAAATAAAAAGTCCTAAACATAAACTGTTAGTGTGGCAACTCACGAAAATGCTCGAAACGATCGGCCGTGATCAATAGCACGATAAGTCCGAAAAAATACACAAGACTAAACATAGCATCAAACCATGAGAGAAGAAATACCGCCCATGGTATGGCACACCCCAAAAGGTATCCGATGTGCATTGTTATCGCTATTACAGAATTTTGAGATGTTCTGTGAACCCAGTGTGTAGTAGAAAAAGAAAATAGTAGATTAGCGATATCCATGTATCGTGTATTTGTGAGTGCTATTATGAATAGTATTATGTTTGCGTTACATTGCATGAAACGGGACGAAGAGTTGTAAATGATATATTCAACTCTTTCGAATTCCACATCTTCTTGGATTTCAATGACGATGGGATCTATATCCTCATTAAAACCAATAGCTAACTCTCCATTGGGTTTTTCGACAATAACATGTCTCATCAACACCTTATATGAGCAATTATATTTTTATCGGGTTCTGCAACCTGCTTTAGATGAAGTGTGTGATACGCAAAATTGTACTTAGGAAACATTTCTTTGATTTTATTTGATAAAAGGATAGCTTGGATAGTGTATGGCGTACCCGAACACACCGCTATATTCTCAATTTGGAGGAACTGGTCCTCTAATTGAACAAACTTCTTCAACATGTCACGATGCATCCCATCCTCATGCATCGTGAGATACATATCCTTAGACTCACCACCACTTATATAAAAGTATTTGGAACCCTCCACCTCTGTAGATATTTTACGCGTGTCAAACATAATTGCCAGTACTATGAGAGCTACAAGAATGTAGATCATTTATTATTACTGTGAAATTAATTTTGTCAGATCATCGATTTTTTGAAGGATATTCTGAAGCTTGTAGATAGAATCAACGTCAGGGGGGTTGACAATCTCAAGTTCAATCTGATAGGTCGCCTCTTCTTCCGAGTCCATGTCCACATTGTCTCCGAAAGAGATGGTCATATCAATACTCAGGTTCTTTCTGACGAAGGAGTGCCTCGTTTTGTTACGCTTTCGGTCCATCTCATACTCCCCATTTGTCGGAATTTCTCGAGCCACACAAAATCGTACATCGAGAGGGTCACGCTTGAAGTCCTGCTTTGAGACACTAATCTTCTGGATCATCGTTTGCTCACCAGTTTCTTCGTCACATGTGATTCGAACATTGTTAGCATCGTTGTAATAGACGTCTGATACCGTTGTCTTTACACTTTCCCAACCATCAAACTTTCTTAATCCACTGAGAACCTGTTTCCAGATATCCTTGCCGACATTGGTATCGAAAAGGGATCCATTATGCTTCCCAAGTCTGATTTCAATTTCAATGTCGCCCTCATTCTTATGAGCTTCAAAAATGGGGAGAATTTCGTTGGTGATATTCATGATGTTTTTTTCTTACATTTACACATCGCGTCTTTCTCTTAAGCCTTTTATGATCATAAAATATAATGAAGGGTTTCGAAAACTTTGGAAATACCTGTTATTTTAATACTGCCGTTCAATGTTTATTACACATCCCCGTTCTCACAAATTATTTTATAAAAAGTCCATACGATGGAGAGTGTTCATTCACCAATGAGTACTCTAAACTAGTTCATGGATACTGGACAAAAGGTGAATCACATTTGAATGTTCAACCTCTCTTGACAGCATTTCAGGAGAAGTTTCCACGTTTTAAACTTAGACAACAACATGATACACAGGAGGCAATTTTATGTATCATAGACATCATTGAGCGTTCTCGACCATTTATTAAACCATGGTTTTATGGAAAGAAATGTCAGGAAACGATTTGGCCCGGTGGTAAGACAACGAATGAAGAACCCTTCAGTATTCATTTGATGACTTCCAATGGAAATGATTTGAGAGACATGCTAAAAAAAAGTATGGATTGGAATGTTTTAGAGAACTTTGAGGATACGGAGGGTAAGGTTCATAACGTAGCCACCACACGCTCACGTTTTTCGGAACTTCCACAGATTTTAATGATTTCATTCGATCGAAAAAGTCACATCAAGATTATAGAAACAATCATCATCGATTCATACGAATACAATCTCGTGGCGACCGCTATCCATGAAGGCAATCAGAATGATGGACACTACGCATCGTTCGTTAAATGTAGGGGGAAATGGCATTTTATAAATGATACTTTTATTAAACAACACCCACTACCAGAAGAAGCCGGTTTCTATTTTATGGCTTACAATCTAAAAACTCCCCAATCTTAATGTCCTCCTTAATATTTACAATCGTTCTGTAGAAGGTCCTTCTACTATTCGGGTGGGTCTTATCGGTTCTTCTTTTAATGGGTCTCCACCACATACGTTTCCCATCATCTATAAATTCACATTCAACGATAGCCCCCTCTTCAAACCATGGTTCATTCATCAACTCCATGCTAACTTCAGATTCAAACACAAGCTTACCCCTTTCCTGTACATAGAGTCGCCATGCTAGAGGGCCTCCAACCGTACCAGGTACTTCCCATGAAGGTTCCTTCTTCATGAGAAAGTCCACCGTATTCTTTTCTTTCGGTTTCCACTTGAACATGGTCTCATGGGTTCCAGTCCTCACGGGGTCATTTACAGGAGTAAAAACGAGGCCATCGATTCGTTGAGTCACTGTTGGAAGATATACGTCCAAAAAGGTGGTATAGTCACTCATTTTGTGAAAAGTTTTGACTTTGATACGATACTTATCATGCTTCATGTAAATGATAGTACTCGTGACCACCTTACATGCTTCAAGTCTCAATGTTAGATTTAGATCCCAAACAGGTTCTCCATTGGCAAAAACTGCGTCATATACCATCAATGTATTCTCATACAGTTCTCCATCGAGAATTGTTCCCTCGTAGGCCACTTTTTTCAGATTGATTTGGACCTCAAACATGTTGAATGAACGATTCACAAAGAGACATTTCCTTCTACCCTCAAATGTGAGTGCAACCATCATACACCTCTCACCATCTGTTTTTTCACACACTAGGTATTCGGCACCTTTGAGGATAGGAAAATGTCTTCGCTCAATCGATATAGGTTGAGGACCTGGGAAGTAGTTTTTACTGTTCCAGCAAGTATGAATATATTTCACGACGTGTTTGTAAAGTGGTGAGTCTGGATTTACAAACATTTCGGAGGACATAATTAGTTTGTGTCGAAAACTTTAATTTACTTTCACACCAGCCGCGTTCAGTATGTTACTGACACATTCATGTGTATAAGTCATGATCAACTTAGCTGCTGTAAATGCGTAGATTCGTACATTTTTTTCTTTAAATTTCTCAAACATTTTCGGGTGAATGCTCCAATCTCCTGTCTTCTTTTCCTTGATGGTCTTAATGACATTCTTCGTATTCATCATCCATGCGCGGGCGTTTGTAGATGCTACCCGATATATAGTGTCGGAAATCTTCATTCCAAGCTCTGTATCAAAGTGGAGACCCATCTGTGATACGGGTTCTGTAGAATTTTCTTTGACCTTCTTCTTAAACATATCCCAATCCACACCTTCCACTACCCCGGGGAATACGAGACAGCCCACATTTTCATGTTTTTCGAAACATTGATCGATGGAGTCATTATCTACACCGATACCAAAATCAATGAAAACGATCCGATCATGGGTTTTCATACACCGTTGGATAAGATCAGCCTTTTCAAATGGATCGTCATTCACATAAACAATCTGATTATTGATACCCCTTTGGAGACATTTTATGTTCAAACGGAGAACCCCGTGAAGTGTCTTGACGTGGCAAGATTTGGATCGAGTAACTATAATAGTAGCCAAGTTCATGACTATAATAGAAATCTAAACCTTAAGCCTCTCATTCATACAACCACTAAATGGTAAGTTTCCAACATGACCCAGAGTTGTATTCACGTCCGCATAAATCTTACCATCACACTGTTGCCAACGACGACAAAAGGCGTAATCCTCTGATAGGTATCGGCGGGTACCGGGATCTATCATACAATCGAAACATGCGTGATAGTCATCAAAGTCTCTGTTTTGGTGATCATTTTTACACCAAAGTTCTGGGAACTTATCTTCTAGAGTCTTGAAGACTGAGCGTTTGATAACCATGAAACCGGTGGGTCCATCAAGGATCTCAATAAACCCATTCACAACGGGACGATTTTGGGCACCAAAGTTGATCACGAGACTTGAAGATAACATAGACATGTCACGCTCGTCTCCTTTTTTCACAGCTGTAGCAGCTTGATCCCACATCACAACCTTTTTAGGATAGCACGACACAGAGAGGTCGTGTCCCGATTTTATAAGACGAACGACAGATTCAGGATCAAAGTCAATATCTGCATCAATAAACATGAAATATTCGCAATCTGTTTTTTGCATGAAACGACCTACGGAAACATTACGGGCGCGATGTACAAGGGACTCATTCTCAGTGGTATCTAAATATAATTGAATTCCTTCTTTTATTAAAAGAATTTGAAGTTTAATAATACTAGTCATATACTTTTCTAAACACATACCACCATAGCACGGTGTTGAAAGAAAAAGCTTTGTCATATACTAAATCTACGTTTTACTCTCTAAATGCTTTTTTATGATTGCCTCAATCTTATTCAAAGTTGGGACAGATACTGAACATTTTTCACACATGTCACTTTTTGTTATCTTGGGACTCAGTACCATGTAAATTATGGTGGAAGCTACACTGTTTGGGGTTTTGCTCATTAGATCTACACAATCCTCCGTTGCATCACACATCTTGACACAATTTAGACGCTCATTTTTTGTTACATCAAAAGAATTCAAGAGACGCTGCAACACATCAAGCGCCTTGGTCACATAGTTCTTTTCGGTCACGCCCGCTATAGCGTCCTTGAACATCTGTGTCGTGCGACTAATATCTTTAGATTGAATTCCAAACATTTCCGCAATTTCTTTCGTTGTTCGTGGATGCTTAGCCAGTCTGCACGCGTAAAGCACACAGTTCGCCTTCATCCCCAAACGTACAGCACCCCTGGTAAGCTTTTCATCGTTAAACTTTCTGTAAAACATCTTTGCATCTTTGAGTATAGTTTCTGGAAGTGTGTGACACGCTTCGTCTATATCCTTGTATGCATGGAAAAGAGCTCGATCTTTGTGGTTCATGGACATGTGAAAGTTGATTTTTGCTATACGTTTCGTTTCATAACTAGAACCGTGTTGTGTAGAGATAATTGTTCCTTTACCCCAATTCTGGGAGAACAGTTCTGGATTTGAGTTGGGGTTCCCACATCTTGCCGGATCATTCACTTTTCCGTCATCGGTCATCCCGCTTGTCCATTCAGCAGTTTCATCAATATAATATGAATCAATGAGACCACATTCGGAACACGTTGGTAATCCCTCCCTCGAAAAAACTTTAGTTCCTGAACATTCTCGACAAATATTAATATCCACTGGCTTTACTTCTTGTTTTTTAGGTAATAGAGCGTCTAATTCAGACCATATAGTTGCCAGCATTGTTTTGAATGTGACAATCTTTTTTAATTTTTCAACAAACGCGTCACAGACTTAGGCTTTTCACATGCATTTCAATCATATCAACAGTTTCCTTGAAGCTCTTACCACCAGATGTTGAGGGATTCCACGCCTCCCATTCTTTATCAATGACCTGATGTCCAGGAGGGGGGATGATGTCCTGACCCACAATTTCAGTGTCAGAAACGACAAACCCATCGAGATCTGAACCAGATTCTCCCTCATCGTAGATATCACTGTCACTATCTTCCACGTCAATCTCGGAATAATATGCGAACATGCCATCCCCTAGATCCTTCATTTCCAAATCCTTGAATGTTGTTCCACTTGGATGGTGTTCCATCAAACTCTCAAAGGGAACTGGAGATAGATCACCGTTGTCTATCTTATATACACAGGCAGACTTGTAAACAAGTTCGGTGGGATTGAGATACCTAACCCCGAGGGTCAGACCGGTGTTCATTCCAACAACACCGTACATTTCGTCTTCTACACCCTCTTCATTTACGAGTAGTTTAACTATATCATTTTCATTTATTTCAGATGGCACAATCATGCTTAGAGTTTTCAGCCAAAAAAATATCAGGGATAATATCACAGATGAAAGTTACTATTTATTCGAAGGAAGGGTGTCAGTATTGCAACCACGCGGTGACCCTCAGTGAGGCGGAGGGTCTCGAATACGAAAAGATCATGATAGAAAAAGAGGAACTAAAGAAATTGTGTGATGGAAAAGCTGCAACCTACCCTCAAATATTTATTAACGGACGTCATATCGGAGACTACTTTGAATACCAAGAATACATAGAAGATGAATATGAACCCATTCTAGCACCAACACTTGATAGATTTACTGTCTTTCCCCTGAAGTATCCCGAGCTATGGGAACTCTACAAGAAAGCTCAAATGTCCAACTGGACAGCGGAAGAGGTAGATCTATCCAGCGACATGGAAGACTGGAAAAATTTAAATGACAATGAGCGAAAATTCATCAAGTATATCCTGGCATTCTTCGCTGGCTCCGATGGAATTGTTTTTGAGAATATCAATAACAATTTCGCCGATGAGGTACAAATCTCCGAAGCTCGTTCATTCTATGCATACCAGTGCCACAATGAAATGGTCCATGGGGAGACGTACTCTAAACTAATCGACAAATATATCAAAGATTCTACTGAGAAAAAACACCTCTTCGAGGCTATACAAACTGTTCCCTGTATTCAAAAGAAGGCCAACTGGGCTCTGAAATGGTTTGATACCAAGTCCCGAACCTTCGCTGAACGTCTCTTCGCATTTGCATGCGTTGAGGGGATCTTCTTCTCTGGGAGTTTCTGCGCCATCTATTGGCTAAAGAAGCGAGGTCTGATGCCCGGTCTATGCTTCTCAAATGAACTCATTTCTAGGGATGAAGGTCTCCATCAGGAGTTTGCTGTTGAACTCTTCAAGCTCCTACGTAACAAACCTTCCACGGATACGATACATTCTATCGTGAAGGAGGCTGTGGAGATTGAAAAGGGATTTATTCTTGATGCACTCCCATGTAACCTCATAGGGATGAACTCCGAGAAGATGTCTGAATATATCGAATATGTTTCGGACCGTCTTCTCAAACAGATTGGACAGCCCCCAATATGGGGCTCCAAGAATCCCTTCGACTTCATGGAGAATATTAGCCTTGACGGGAAGACCAACTTCTTCGAAAAGAGGGTAGGGGACTATGGGAAAATGGATGACACGTCAGATGAAATTGGTTTTGACGAAGATTTTTAATCTAAAAAAGAGATCCATCAGAATTGATAGCCATTGGAGTGAGGTTGCGACCAGTATCCGTAAGCTCAATCTGGGGTTCGGCGAAATTGGGTTTGGCATCGGGGGCCTCGACCATAGGGACTGGGGGTTTAATGACAACCTTCTCACCCTTCTTAGCTACCTTCGTATCACACCCACAATCTTTCTTAGCTTTACCCTCCTTCTTAATGTTCATCATGCCCCACACGACGAAGATGAAGACGAGAGTATGCACGAGGAGACCCATCGTAGAGGGGCATCCTGTAGGAGTGGCGATCCTTGGACCTAAAACTCGCCTAACAAGACGGAAAGTCTCGGGATTCGCGACGATGAAGAAGGTGAGACCGGAAATCACCGAAATCATAAACTTCTCCTGTTGTTTTTGGCCGTTGCAGCCGCATCCACAATCTTTAAAAAAACCCATGAGTATTTTAAGATATATCAACAAAAAAATATATCATTCAACTATATGAAGAAGTTACTATGGCTGACACCATTAGTGATTTTGTACCTCTACTACGAAGTGATTCTCTTTTATTTCGCACAAACCTTCCAAGAACCCATGACGCATAGATTCATGACGAATACCGTGTCAAAAATGCACGAGCCAGTGGTGATTGACGCGGGTGCATGGTTAGGTGATACCGCCACTCAGTTGGCATTGGCGAACCCAAACTCCACGGTGTACGCCGTGGAACCATCTGTGAAAAACTGTAATTTCATTCGAAGGCGTGGGGTCAAGAATATCCATGTTATTAATAAGTGTCTGACGAGCGATAGTCGGTACAAGTGTATGACCGATTCTCCAGCTGAAATTTTTAACAACAAGGCATACAAATTTGGTACCAAAGGAATGGATTCGATCACCATAGATGAAATCTGGTCTTCGACTGGGAAAGGTATTCAGCTCGTGCACCTCGACGTCGAGGGACATGAATATGATTGCCTCAAGGGTGCGCAGATGTGCATAAAAAATGGTCAAACTGTTTTCGTGGTCGAAATACTCCATACTAATGAGCATAAAGAGCATATTATAGACTTATTCTCAAAATACGGGTACCAGTATTTCATAATATATGAAAATGTAGGGTGGTGGGGAGACAAGGGATATAATTATGTTTTTTACATTCCGAAAAAAACTACTTAAAGTCAAGGTTCCTAGTATAGATATAACCAACCAACAATGTCGCTTACTATCCAACGCTCTTCCGAATTCTCTCCTGCCGCTGTGCAGTTTTCGAAACTTCGTAAAAACAAGAATGGCGGTAAAGCCGTCTATCTCAATTCTGGTGACAACAAGAAGCTCTACATTCAGTTCCCTTTCATGAGGTCTCCTTATGGTCTCAGTAACTTTACTGATGAGAGCACTGGGCGTACGTCGTACTCTCTTGATCTATCATTCGATCCCGACAACGCCGAGGCGATGGATCTTCACAACAAGCTCAAGGAACTTGACGATATTATCGTGAATACCGTAGCCGCCAACTCTAAGGAGTGGCTCGGCAAGGAGTTCAACGTCGCCGTCCTAAAGGAGGCACTCTACAAGCCTATGGTTCGTCCCGGTAAGGATCAGTATCCATCTACCATTAAGCTCAAAATTCTTACTAAGGCTGACGGAACTTTCGTCCCTGAAGCCTATACCATGAAGCGGGAGCCAGTATCCCTTGAAACTATTGAGAAAGGGCAGAAGTGCGTCGCCATCGTCGATCTCAATCAGATTTGGTTCATCGATAACAAGTTCGGTGTCACCATCCGTCTTCAGCAGACTCTCCTCGAGCAGTCTGCCAAGCTTCCCTCCTTCGCCTTCCAGGGTCTTGACCTCCCTGAGGATGATGTCGAGGTTGAGGAAGAGATGGATGAGGTTGATGATCAGTAAAAAAATCGAAATATATACAAATGAAACTTTAGAAAGAATTTTATAAATCAAAAACAAATCTGAAGATAAAATATTTTAAGGATGGTGATATAGTTATTAAACAGATACTTGATAGTGATGTTGTCATTTATGAACAAAGTCTTATCAATACATCTATAACCGAATTCACATTCGACAAGATTTGTTATAATGAATTATACGAAAAAGAAACGAATCGTGACAACGGTTTTGTATTATCAACCACCGAAACTGCTAAGTGTGTTATTCAATAAAATTAAACCCATTATTCAATAAAATTAAACCCATTATTGGTAAGTTTAAAAAACTTCTTACGAATAAATAAGAATGTCCAACATTAATACCATTCTCAAAAAGTTATTGAGAGGAAAAAAGGCGTGTTCTCCAGCACAATATCTCATGATTAAAAAACTAAATGGAACCATGACCAAAGGTTCTGTAAAAATTGGTCAAGGTGAATATGGTAAAGTGTATCGTGGATGTATCAACGACAAATGTGAAAAGTACATCGCGTACAAAGAAACCACGGATCCATCCGCAAAGATGGAGTTTACCATTGCGAAAAAGTTGGAAGGTTTTGGGGTTCCCAAGATGTATTTATACAAAAACTGTGACGGTAAAGATATCCTCTACTCCGAATACATAAATGGTAAAGAATTTAACGAGTGGTGGAAGACCGGACCGACTCTTGAAGCGACTAAATCTGTCATCGCTCAGGTAATCTACAACTTGTATAAAATTCATGAAAAGTATCCAGGTTTTAGACATCACGACCTACACGGTGGAAATGTTCTCGTACGTCCAGTTCCAGAAAAGAATATTCAAATTAAATTGAAAAATAAGACATATACGATTTCAAACGGTGGTGTCGAAGCGGTCATGATAGATTTTGGATTTTCCGCGTTTCCTCGTATCAAGAATCCCTTGATTAATGCAGGTAATTACAAAAATTTGGGTATTTCTAGAAATTCGGATAAGTTATACGACTTGCATTATTTCTTAAACGTTATTCTTAATTTGGTGAGACAACCACGAGACAGAACTGAAAGGCAAGTACATAATTTCATAACCTCACTTATTCCGATTGGATACACGAATCGAACGTCGTATGTCGTGAAGAATTTTCGTCTCAGAGGGAACCGTGGACAAAAACACTATAAGAATCTACCCGATTTTGAGACCGTTTTATCTAAATCATTCTTCACGGGTGAGAAAAAAACACTTCCTATACCAAAGACACAGCCACAGCCAATGGTTGTCGTTGCTCCTCCCAAACCTAAGCCTAAGACTCCCAGTCCCAAACTTTCAACAGTTGAAAGGAAAAAGAAGATGAACGTTGCGATTAAAAGGGCTGCAGCTATACTTGCGGCTAATAGGGCTAAATCCAGAGTCGCACCAGCTCGAAGGAGGCCCCGTGTTGCACGCCCCAATCCAGTTCCTAAAATTCAGGAGGTCACGTCCAAAGCTAAGACCCCCACACCAAAGAAGGAAGATAATAGGTACATTAATAAGTTCGTAAATAAACTAGATAAAGATGAAGTCAATGCACTCAAAAAGAAGATTTGTCAACCTTAAAAATCCTCTTCGTACCCTCGTCAACTTCAGAGAGTATCTTAAACTTTGGAGTCTTGACGAGTTTGTCACCATTCTTAGTGACGAATGATTTCATCCGTTCAACTTCGCCACGGGGCATTTTCCTGGTGTATTTGAGCGTGACATTTTTGTTTCCAATAATGAATGTAGTTGAAGACATTTTAATATTTACCTATAATAAAATATGTTTGCTCTCATCATTCTCGCGATCGTTGATGTTATCATTCTCATGCGAACTGGTCAGGCGCCCGTAGAGGACGGCAAGAAGTGGACTGTTTTCGGGACCATGGGTTGTGGTTGGACTCGAAAGCAGTTGGACTATATGAAGAAAAGTGGAAAGCCCCACACCTTTGTCGATTGCGACAAGGAGGGGTGCAAGGGTATGAATGCCTACCCCACCCTAGTTAGCCCTGATGGTGAGAAGACCGTTGGGTACAGTGAAGTTTAACTAGCCGTGAGTCCTGGACCCTCTTCAGGAACCCATGTAATTTTTGGTGTTGCTTGTACAGCTTGAGCTACCGAAACAAAATTAGACTCTTTAGGAACACTCATATCGGCACTTTTAGATAGCTGAATTTTTATACCCCGAGTGCGTGATGCTGAATCATTATCACTTCTATTGATAACTTCAATCTTATCAATAGGATATTCTGCACCCAAATCAATCAGGAACCATTCAATGTCATCTGTTTCGGTATGAGCCATACTCGAAAGATTCCCATCGGTCAAATTCATTGGAGACAAATCAGCATGTGTGGAACTCGCTGTCACCGGTGCGTTTAATGAAACATTGACACCATCGGAGATTACCTCAACTTCCATTAAATTGATATGATGATTTACCATCCCGGGAACACCCGCGGCTCCCATCTGACTTTTATCTCTGAGAATTTTTACGTACCTAAATTTTTCAGTTGAATCATTACTGTCATAGTCATAGTCATAGTCATAGTCATAGTCATAGTCAAAGTCGTTGATATCGATAGCATCCGTTATTACAGATTGTTCCTCTTTACTGAGAAACCACGAACCACCAGCAATCACAGCGGAAATGGATGAAAATATCAATAGTATAACAATAATAATAATTGGGTCAGACCGTGCCATTCTTTATAATATAAATAAGATTTAAATTCCACGAATCACAGACAGGGCGATGGAGAGGGTGAAAGCATCAAGCATGGTGTTGATGGGCTTGAGCACGGTGATGTGCTTCACGAGGGAACGGTTCCATACGAGTCGAAGCAGGAACGTGCTAATCAATACGACGAGTACGAACACGAGAAACTCGGTGAGTGCATCAGATCTGGTTTGAGCTTTGGTAACTTCCTGAATCATTTATTACATGTGGATATTTTTTTTCTGTTGCAATTGTAAATGAAAGAACCACCACTCAGTGGTTCTGAAAGTAAGTTTACAAATAGAAGGTGGGGGACCAAGACTGGCATTGGGAATAATAACTGTTATGCCTACGCCGTTGGTGACTATGAGGCGTACAGGTGGCAGAAGTCCATTCCGGGGGATCGTTCTGGACTTTCTAATGGTAACCATAACTACACCCACTGTACGGGTCTCCCCAATCGCGTCATATCAGACAACCCGAAGAAGATTTACAAGGCTGGACCGACTGAGAAATGTAAAAAGGGGTACTACAAAATCATGATGTTTGTCTGTCCTGGAAGACCCACCAATTACATCCGCCAAGGGGACTTCCATTTTTATAAACAACATGGTGTCGTAGAATACAAAATTAAGCCCGGTGATACGATCACATCTGTTGCAAAATTCTTTAACATCCCTGAATCACGGATAAAGAATGCTGGTACATTCAGGGTTGGTAAGCGGATTGTTTTTAAAGCGAATATATTCAGTCACAAGCGTGGGTGGGCAACTGGACCACTTCTGGCTGATGCGGATGGGAAGGTCATAAAAGATCCTCGAAAAGCTTCTCGAAACTATCCAGGTCTAAACTATGAAAGGTATTGTAGTTCATTCTGCGTCAAAAATAGAGGAATCAAAGTCGGCAAGACTCACCCCAAGGTCCGTAAGAATACTCTCTAAATCTAAGGTATCACTAACATCGAAATTTAAATCAAATAAATCAATTACACTGAAAATAGATTCCTCGTTCAAGGACACAGAGTTTGCCGCCGCTGTGTAATTGTTCTGAATCGAAACGACAATCTTATATTGGGAAGCATCGAATACTTTTCTACATGTGGGACATGTATTCTTACCTTGATCTTTCCATCTCTGTAGACAATCGGAATGAAACGTATGTCCACAACGAAGTGAAGGATTACTTCTCGTCGCCTTGACTTCATTGAGGCATATGGAACATGATGACATTCTACAAAGAGGTTCTAAAGTTTTTTTCGTGATTTCTCTCAGTAAATATCGGGAACTTTGAGAAGGGGTACGTTGCAGTTGTTGCAATCTTTGTTACCCTGTTCCTCCTGCACCTTCGACAGGAGACCTGGACCCTGCTTTTGGAGAAGTTGGCGATAAGAATAGTTATCCTCGAAAGAAATACCATTAGTTTTCATCACATAGTTATTAAAAAGTTGAGCAGATGTATTCACGGTGAAGCATCGACCATCGGCCATGCCAAGTCGTTGAGACATATTGTTACTATCTAACTAGAAATTAATTTGTCTGTTGGTAATTGTTTTCATCCAAGATTCGAAACCATTTTCTCTGAGTTTCTCCACGAATGAATCACACCTGTATCCTAGAAAGATATCAAAGACGTCAGTGTCTTCTGTGCGTGACACCCGAATACTGGGATTTTCGTTGATATGCTGGTTAATGATGTTATAGGCAAATGCAATTTCCTTGAGAGTCTCTGCACCAGTGATGATAATTTTACCGGTGCTAAAAATACTACATGTAATCTCTTTCATCTCGTGGGCTGGTTTGAACTTGATCTTAACCGCTGAATATCTGTCTGGTTCAAAAGATACTTTAAAAATATCATCGTACTGCTCGAACCAATCCGCAACCTTCACTAAGTTGATGTTGTAGTTGAGACTAAAGTTCGAGTTAATCATAACGATTCGGAACGAATTCTCCGAGACCTCAATTTCCAAATCCAAAAAAACTTTAAAAATATGAACGATCTGGGTGATGATGCGTTTGCAGTCGAAGAGGTCACAGCATCCCGCCACTTGAATGCTCCCATTAGGAAACACTTTGATAGACTTGGTGCTGTAGGTATCATGATATGTGAGTGTCACTTGGTTGTAGAAGGTTGTGGGTTTGAGTTTCCACTCGAAACCATCGATTGTAGTTCCCTTGCGTCTCATTTTGTATGACCCAATATCCTCAAACTTGCTGCGGAGCCGCTTTATGTCGATTTGCTGCTTAAAGCTTGAAACCATTGTGATCGTTGTAATCTTCACCCAAGAAGGTCTGAACTCATCGGGTAGAGCCTTTCGCATCTCATCGAGTGTGAGGAGATACGAAAAACTATTGTTGGCAATTGAAGAGTACATTTTTGAACATACTTTTTATATTGATTTGGTTTCACTTAGGCCTCCGGTGGATCAATAAAGTAATACGTTATGATTATATCGTCGCTGTCATAACTACCCTGATTAACGGTCTCAAATGTTTTTACTACACCATTTTCTTTAATCATTAAACCCGGTCCAAATTTAGATTTTAAATAATGAATGGTAATTTTTTTCACTTTAGTGTCCGAAAATATACTAAATATTGTTGTTCCTTCAATGGGACCAGATGTACCTTTTTTCCACGAACTATATGAGAGAGGTTTATTATCAGTTAAACCCAATGTGTCGGGATCATCACAAGCGTCACCACCAACAAGAAGACAGCTTTCACCATTTATGGGTGAAAGAATTTGTATTTGTTCTGGTATGACGGGTACATCATCGAGTTTAATTTCGTTAATTGCAGCCGCCACGGAATCATCTGCGCTACTGGCGTTTATGCTGACATCATACACATAATTGGCACTGCGTGCGACCTCCTCCTCCTCTTCCGCCGCCGCCTCCTCCTCCGCCGCGGCGTCCGCCTCTTCCTCTTCCTTTGGAACTACACACGAGTTGCCATCAAATTCGTATCCTGATTTACAATTAGTAAAAACACAATCTAAATCTTCATCAATTGCATAGTTAGCGTTTGGGTCCTCACCTGTACATTTTGCACCCATTATAGGTCTGGTAATAAACCAAGCAGCCCCACCGAGTGCTGCAAATATAAGAGAACATACACTGAGTATTAGTAAAATGATTATAAATTCCATTCCTATATAGTACTTAGAGAATTGTTTTCATTTAAAGATACATGACCTCGTTTCTCAAATCTGCTAAATCCATACATGATGTCGAATGTGACCTCGCTTACATCGAAATTACATACGAGAGATACGTGAAAGGAAAGGGGTATTCAACATACACAGACTATATTAACGCCGAGCCATTGGCAAACTGGGTCTGTTTAGAATCTAATAAGCAATCTATCCCCTATGAGAAGTTTCTTGAAACGATGGTTACGAAAACTCTAGAGGTAAGGCAGCGCATGGCTGAACTTATTCTCGAAAATTTATTGAGTTATGAACAAAGTGATAGAACATATGTTCGTATCATGCATGCTATCAAGATTCTAGATCCAACGTTCCAACCACCCCATGTAAATATGAAGAGTGCTTGGCAGATGGAATGTGCTAGAGCGTTATGTAAAGATTTTATACCCCTCGCTATTCAGAATTGTACGAATAAATCTCGACTCAAATACTTTTTCAACGTCTTACGTATAATAGAACTAGAGTGAGAATGAGGATAGCTAAGAATATCCAAAAATATGGAATGCTCTTATTCGAAACACCAACGATAACGACTGGTTGTTTCTTATCGGGGCATGTAAAGCCGTAGTCAATGTTACGTTGAGGTCGCACCTTTTTCTTTATGAGACATGGTTCAGTCTCATCTTTACAGAGATTGGTGCTACAAAAAACACTTTTCTTTACAGTGTCTTCATCATTAGACTTTTTAATCTCAGTAAAATTCCCAAAATTGCCCGTCTGTCGCACACCCCCTGGAAGAGAGAAATCATGTGTGACAAATGGGTTCACGTCATTAATAGCATCGTCGTCGTTGAGCATAAATTTACTCATCACACTGTTACTACTACTTTAGATTATATTTTTTCGAGTGCATTTTACAACGATGTTCTTCCCACATCTGATCTAGATCAACATTCAACATGTGCGCTAGTTGAAATAGATAACTGAATACATCCCCCATTTCCATCATAACATCGGTACCCCGGTCCTTCTTAAGATTCATCTTTTTGAATGTATTTTTGTGCTGGCGAATGGCTGAAGCGAGCTCACCAAATTCTTCAGTCAATAGTAGCCATACAGTATCTACACCTGCTCGATCCCATCCCTTAGATTTACATACTTTCTCGGTTTCTTTTTTGTAATAGTTCAAACTCTTCATGACTTACTATTTCTTGGGTCGTAATCTTTAATTGATACCAATCTTATCATTGTAATCAATTTTTTTACCAACAGTACTTGTGTTGATCGGTTGGTCCAGGGGAACACTGATTGTATTAATATCACGGTTATAAGCGATGTATTGTGCAACACCGGTTTGAATTTGTGATAAAGCAGTGGCGATTACACGGGTGTTAATCATTTTAACTTGCTCTTTAATATCTTCGTAGTGATTCTCCGAATTGTTGATGAAGACGGCACGCATGATACCATAGAGGTCGTCGGGGTTTTGATAATCTATGGCAATGCCAGTCTTATTTTTAAACGCCTGACGAATGCCACGCTGAATCAGATTTTTGTTGAAATCGGAAAAGAATAGGGTGTTCAGTGGAGTCTCACACTGCTGGAGGGAATCGAGGTGGAGGTTATCACACATATATTATACTCGCCGAAAAAAATTATATGTACATAGTAAAATGGTGAACTTCGCTGATTTTGACGAAGCCTATGCCAACAAGCCACCAACTTTTGAAGAAATTCCGTGCAAGCCCCCAGCCTGCTTCGTTGGGTCTTACCCCCCAGTGTCCAAGGCTGGTCAGGAAGGTCCTTTTTTTGTGAACACCTACCTTCTCCAACCCGATCGTAAGTTTGAGACGTTTGGAACCGTTGCGGTGAGGAGTGCGGACCTCGAGTGTAAGAAATAAGTTAAAAATAAAAGTAGAACAGAATGTATATGAGGGTCATTAAACGCTCAGGTCGTATTGAGGATATGAAATTTGATAACGTCACCAATAGGATCAAGAACTTAACGTATGGACTCTCGGAAAATTGTGATTCCTCCAAGGTTGCACAGCAGGTATTCTCCTCGATGTACGATCAAATCACCACACAAGAGATTGACACACTTTCTGCGGAAATCTGCATTGGTATGATTACGATTGACCCCGACTACGAAATTCTAGCTACACGTATCGTCGCCAGTAACATTCACAAGGTGTGTCCCAACAACGTTCATCTCGCTATGAAAAAGCTTCAGAAAGTCGGTGTCGTGACCGATGAGGTTGTGGAGGTTGCTCAACAGCTCAAGAGTTCAATCGACACTGATCGTGATTTTGATTTTGGATACTTCGGTCTCAAAACACTTGAGAAAAGCTATCTTCAACGTGTTGATGGAAAGTTGGTCGAAACACCACAGTATATGTTCATGCGTGTTGCTATTGGTATTCATGGAAAGGATATCCCATCTGTTCTCGATACATACGACAAGATGTCCCAGGGGCTCTTCATCCACGCGACCCCAACTTTATTCAATTCAGGAACTCCACGACCACAAATGAGCTCATGCTTCCTTATCGCAAATAAGGGGGATTCCATCGATGGAATTTACGGGACTCTCACCGAATGTGCTCAAATTTCGAAGTGGGCTGGTGGTATTGGTATGCATATCCACGATATTCGGGCAAATAAGTCAAGGATTCGTGGTACAAATGGTCAGTCGGATGGTATCATCCCAATGCTCAGAGTTTTCAACGCCACCGCACGCTATGTTAACCAGGCCGGTCGCCGCAAAGGTTCGATCGCGGTCTATATTGAACCTTGGCATGCGGATATCATGGAATTCCTCGAACTCCGTCTCAACCAAGGTGACGAGGAGGCGAGGTGCCGCGACCTCTTCTCAGCTCTCTGGATCCCCGACCTCTTCATGAGGAGGGTCGAAGAGGGGGGCAACTGGTCTCTCTTCTGCCCAGATAAGGCGAGGGGGCTCTCGGATGTATACGGCCAGGAGTTTGAAGAGTTATACCTAACGTACGAGAAAGAAGGTCTAGCCAATGCGACCGTCCCCGCCGCTGAAGTATGGAAGGCCATTCTCAAGTCTCAAACGGAGACTGGCACCCCCTATATGCTCTACAAGGATGCGTGCAACGCGAAGAGTAACCAGAAGAACTTAGGTATCATTAAGAGTTCCAACCTTTGCACAGAAATCATAGAACACACAGACAAAGATGAAACGGCTGTATGTAACCTGGCCTCTATCGCTCTTCCAAAGTATGTCAATAGGGAGACAAAGACCTTCGACTACAATAAACTCCATGAGGTCACAAAAACGGTCACAAAGAACCTGAATCGGGTCATCGACCGTAATTTCTATCCCGTGGAGACTGCCAGACGTTCCAACATGAGACATCGTCCTATTGGTCTCGGTGTCCAAGGTCTCGCAGATGTATTTATCATGTGTGGTCTCCCCTTCGATTGCGAAGAATCCCGTCTCATGAACGCACACATCTTTGAGACTATGTACCACGCCGCTCTCGAAGCATCCTCAGAGTTGGCAGAAGTTGATGGGTCCTATGAGACCTTCGAGGGATCCCCTGCATCCCAAGGTCTTCTCCAACCAGATATGTGGGAAGGACCCGCGAAGTTCAGTGGGCGTTATGACTGGGACGATATGAGAGAGCGTGTAAAGACGAAAGGTCTCCGAAACAGTCTTCTATTGGCACCTATGCCAACCGCCTCTACGGCTCAAATTTTAGGTAACAACGAATGCTTTGAACCTTACACGACTAATATTTACTTGCGACGCACTTTAGCTGGTGAGTTCGTGGTGGTTAATAAGCATCTCGTCGAGGACTTGAAGAAGGTCGGTCTATGGTCCAAGGAGATGAAGGATCTCATGGTCAAGGCGGGGGGCTCTATCCAAAATATTGTGGATATCCCCGAAGACATCAAGAAACTCTATAAAACTGTATGGGAAATCAGTCAAAAGTGTATCATCGATATGGCAGCTGACCGTGGTCGTTTCATCGACCAATCACAATCCATGAACCTCTTCATGGAGAGCCCAACGATGTCTAAACTTTCCTCAATGCATATGTATGCATGGAAAGCTGGTCTCAAGACTGGTATGTATTATCTTCGTTCAAAGGCGAAGGCTCGACCAATCCAATTCAGTCTAGAACCAGATTGTGTGGCATGTTCAGCTTAAAGTTTTGAAACGTGTAATATGTAGAAAGACATGGACAAAGCTCTCGAAAATCTTCAAATCAATGAATATAATAATCGGAAAATTGTCATCTCTACAAAACAGGGAACCCCCCTCCGGGTACAACTTCCCCGTATGTACATGCCGTTCGGTGTTTCAGGTTTCACCCCCGAGGTTGGAGCCACCAAGTACAACATTGACTTTGCCGTGAAGGGATATGACGAAGAGGAAAGTTACATGAAGAAATTTTACGACTCGTTGAAAAAACTCGAGGATAAAATCATCGATGCTGTGGTGGAACAAAGTGAGGTCATCTTTGGATCCTCAATGACAAAAGAGGAGTTGTCTCCCATGTTCAACTCAAACATCAAGGAATCTCCCGATCGGGAACCAAAGTTTCGTATTAAGGTCGATACAAATGTAGATGATCAGATCAAGGCGAATGTTTTTGACGCAGACAAAAACATCAAAAAGGATGAAGTGACCAATGGGCTCTATGCAAGAAATTCGGGACATGCCATCGTTGAACTTAACAGTGTGTATTTCTTGAACAGGATGTTTGGTTGTACTTGGAAACTTCATCAACTCGTCGTGTATGAGCCACAAAATCTCAAGGGATTTCAGTTTATTATTTAATTTTATTCATAAGCAAAATGCTATATATAGCCTGAGCCTCCTTAAGAAGCTTACCCTGTATCCTGGTAAATTTCTTTGGGTCCATGCCTAACTTAATCTTGGCCACTTTGACGGATTCTTCCCATTTGGAAAGGGTCATTCTTACTTTTTAGACATATTTTTTTCCGCCTTCTTCATCAATTTATCATACATCTTGGTCTCGTTAGAGGGCATCAGACAGAAGGAACCCTTCTTGTCACTCTTTTTCTTCGCCTCCTCGACGAACACCTGGAACTTGGGGTTCTTCTTGAGGGACTTCTTCGCCGCCTTACTGGCCGCCTTGGAAATGATGCGACCATCCTTCATCATGAGATCCTTCTTCATGAGACCACCAGAGGTGCTATCGGCGGTACCATGGAAAACTTCAGCTCGGGAACCAATAGTCATTTATATTACGCTCTGAAAATTTTCTTGATGTCCAAGATTGAAATCTTATCGGTCGTTCTCTTCACCGGAATTTGATTTTCGATCCTCTCATCATTGAGAACCTTAGAACACACGATAGACTTGTGACCCTGGAGAGCCATCATTTCCTCTTCCACACTGACAAACCGATCACATTCCTTATAGACCAACTTTTTCACATACACCGGTTTCGTCTGTCCCGTTCTATGACTTCGTCCTATGGCCTGTAGTTCGGTAGCTGGATTCCAAGATGGTGCCGTGATGTAGACTCTCGTCGCCTCTTGGAGGTTAAGACCCTGGCCACCACATTTGATCTGAATGATAAATGTTGCACCCGATGGTGACTTTTTAAAGTGTTCAATTTGTTTCACCCTCTCGTCTTTGGATACAGAACCATCAATTCGAAACACTGGACCTTCTAGATTCGCCTGAATGTGATTCATTTCACCCCTGAATTGACAAAAGATGAGGGTCTTCTCAGTAGGATGAGACTTGACCATTTCAAAGAGGGTCTCCATCTTCTTCGAGCGTCCGATCCATTTTTCGGGTGCAGTCTCATTTTGTTTGGCAACACCATTCAGATACATCTGTGGCCAAATCATACACTGTCGAGCGCGGAGAAGACACTCTAAGATGACCATATTCTTCGCATTGAGGCTCACAGCATTTCTGAAGGCATCTCTGATTGTATCCTGCGCCTCGAGGAACACAATCTCGTACAACTGCTTTTCATCCGGATACATATCCAATTCCACATTCTCGAAGTAGCACGGCGGTAAGCGGAGACGATCGTTAATATTAGCCAGGTCATCCTTGGTGCGGCGGAGAATGTAGATATCTTTGATCTTGTTCGTCATCCCTTGCACAACGACCTTCGAGAGTCCCAAAAATGTCGAGAGAGACACAAAGTCCTCCATGGAATTGAAGACTGGGGTGCCAGTCACAATCCACCTGATTTGGGTCTGAAGGCGACACACACTCTTGAACAATTTCGAACGTTTGTTTCGGATCTCATGGGCTTCGTCCAATATCACCCGATCCCACTGAACCCCATGGAGAGGGGTCACCGCCTCAGCCTTTCCACCCTTAACCGTCAAAAGGGTGTATGGTGCGATTGTAACATTGTGGTCGCCAAGCACCCTGTCTGGTCCGTCGAAGACACCAACCGTTAGGGTCGGTGCAAATCGATTGATTTCCTGAACCCATTGGGTGATAATAGATTTGGGTACGATGATGAGCGTGCGAGGCTTCGGGTTTCCAAGTATAGTGGAAACAAGCTGCACAGTCTTACCCAAACCCATTTCGTCACAGAGGAACCCACCTTTGGGTCCCGAGGTTTGTGCCTCCATAGTGAGCATCCAAAGGACACCCTCTCTTTGGTACGGGGCAAAGAGCCGACCATTGAGGGAGTTTTTAGCATGCGTATATTGTTCTTCAATCGTCATGGTTTTGGTTTGATTTTCTTAAATGTGTGGGTCACTTAGGTTTCATTCTTCATGATACTCGTCCTCGTCTGAAATAATTTCGACTTCACATACAACTGGTTCGGGTTCCTTCTTTTTACGTGTCTTCTTTTCCTTTGGTTTAGGGAGTTCATCCATGTGTTCCCTAAAGTACAGGACTTTGTCCCAGAACTCTTTCATGACGGGTAGATATTTCTTGAACCACTCACGATCTCTCTTCACGTTGGTGACGTCAAACTCCTCGGGTTTGGGCCAATTCGTTTCGGCTGGCTTGTATTGAATAAAGTCAGCTTCCTCTAAATCGAGAATCTCCATACACAGTTGAAGCTGAGGCATGTAATGTTCGGGTACCTCCCCAGGGATGATAGCTCTTTGAGGGGGGCATTTGATCTCAACAAGCTTTCCACTCTCACTCACACCATCGGGACTTCCACCGAGCCAATTATGCACGGGGTGGGGGCAGAGACCAATCTCATGAACTACTTCGTTGTGCCTCTCTTCATAGAGGATACGTGCTTCGTCTTCATATTTCTCACCATGCCTCGTGGCTGCATTTCCTGTGAACTTCTCCCCTAGACCACACTTCTTCAATAAGAGACCGTCGGGTGTTTCATATTTATTCACACCAATAGCAGTAGCAGCATCACTCGCGGTGAGCATATTTCCACGAAGTTTCAACCACGCTTCACTTTTTTGCGCATCATATTCTCGTTCGATTAAAGCCTTTACATTCGGATGCATATTAAATGTCTAATGACTATATTGTTTAAGCTGTTCCTGTACATTGAAGTACATCTGCGCAGCGTTCTGCTCGGCTTGTTTTTTACTTTTGGCAATCCCTCTACTAACACATCCATTGTTGATGTAGATATCAATGTAGAAAAGTCCCTCATAGTGTGCAACTACTCGATACTCGGGGAGAGGCCATCCATTAACTTGGCAGTGGCGCATGAGATGATCCTTGAAGTTGTCATCCACCATAATAGAGTTCAAATCAACAAATTTCGGATCTTGATAAATTCTTAGGATAAATTCCTTAGCATGAATGAGACCAATATCCATATATATCGCACCAATGAGTGCTTCAAAGACATCTTCTAAAATTTTAACATTATTGTTCCACCCATTACGCATACCCTTTTCATCCATGATGACGAGTTCATTGAGATTGAGAGCATTCGCAATTTTAGCCAGCGTTTCACCACGAACGAGCTTTGTGCGAGCTTTCGTGAGGAAACCTTCTTGGCGTTTTTCGAAACGATCAAATAAAAATTTTGTAATCACAAAACCTAGGACGGAGTCACCAATAAACTCGAGTGTTTCGAAAGACTCTGTAAATTGTTCATATTCTTTGAGAGCAGACTTGTGAGTAAATGCCTTTTGGTACAAATCAAGGTTTTTGATCTTTGTACCAACAAGTTGTTCGATTCGTACCTTATCTACGAAGGTCGCCATTTGTTATATGTATATTGTTTTTTATTTTTAAGCCTCCTTCTTGATGTAGTGGGGAGACAGGAATTTTTGGAGGTTAAGGTAAGTTACCTGAACGTCGGCAGGGGGTGCGAGAATCTCACGAAGCTTGTCGTCGAGAATGATCTGGCGACCGTTGTCGGGATGCTTGAGACCCTTCTCAGTGATGTACTTGTTGATGAACTTGGTCACCTCAGAACGGGAGATGAGTTCTCCCTCTGGAAGTCCAAGAAATTCCCTCAACTTAGGTGTAACATCTTGCTTACGGTTGAATCCATTGTTCTCAGCCCGCTTCTTAGCCTTCTCCCCATCTGGATCCTCCTGTGTGCTCTTAATCTTACGAACGAGCTTGATAAGATTCTTAACATCGTTGCGAAGGGCAGCCATCTCAGTTTCGAGAGTTTCAATAGACATTATATCTATCTTAGTTTCTTAATCTTTAAGTTCCTGAATGTGTATATCGTTATAGCGGTAACAATTAGCCATAATAAAAACATAAAGCCTCGGTTGTCGATATCGACGAATGTGGGTCTGTCTATGTATCTAAATGGTTCTCGTGATCCATCATCAGGACATCCACCCGAGCAACAATCCGCGGGACATGGTAGAACCTTGGGGCCCTTCCTCACACCACAGAACTGTTCCGACTCTCCCCTGTATGCGTAGCACCGGCAGTCTTCTATTACGTCACAGACCATATTATTATATCACGATATAATAATGGACGAACAAATTTATTCGAAGGTCGCGATCGAAAAGTTCATAAATGAAAATCTTTTGTTCAAGGACGAGAAGTTGAAGAAGTACTACGAACGAAACTTACCAAGAGACCTCGGTAAATTTCGCAAACGACTTCACAGTGCCCACCCAGAAAAACAAATGGAAAAGTTCATGTATGTTTTTATCACCGACTCCATACGAGACATAATACTCCAAACAATTGGAGAACTCACAGATTTTTTGAAAAATTCAGGAGATCTGATTGTGAGTGGGGGTGAGGCTTTCAACTTGTACGTAGATTTTAAAGACCGAATTGTTACGAGTGATATTGATGCGAAATTTGTGCCACGCATCCCCGTAAATGATAAGTATTTTGGAAAACTTCAAGCGATTAAACTCCTACTTTGGAATAAATTGGGTGAGTTGGCCAAACGTCTAAACCTTCGCATCATGAAGCGTATCATGTCGATGAAAAAGAAATATCCCAAGATATTTAAATTTTTAGGTATCGGCTTCAAACAATCGGGTCCTTATGTGACGAGACGGTACACTTTGATAAAAAAATCAAAGACTTCAGAAAATAACAAACCCAGTAAAGGTGATGTATTCATCGATGTAGAACTTTTTGCACTAGATCTCAATATTCGGTATTATTCCCCTAACACCGCAAAAATAGAGGACTTTACTATGGGTGGTATCTTAGACATTCCTTTTATGCGCCCAAATGAATTTGGCCATGAAGTAGCATCTACTAAAAAGAGGGGCTTGACGTACCGCAATCTAAATTCGGGTAATTTGATCACTGATAAACGTATTCTCGTCGCCAGTAAAGAGTTTCTAATTGAAGATATTTATCTGATGAATAAACTTAAACTTCGTCCAGATAAGAAAGAAAAGGACCGTCGAAGACTTGTCAGGTTGGCGCAGTTATTTGATAACCGTATAAAATCTTCAAATTCCATGGATGATGCATTCAAACGAGTTATCCCAAAGATTTCAAAAAAGGTCACGGTGACTAAGGCACCTGTATCGGTTTCTATCAGCAATGCTAAAAAAATTGATCCCTATAAATTCAATAAATTTACGACAAAACCATCAGAAGATCGTCTCGCCAAACAGATTGTATATGGTCTCAATCCAGTTGTAAAAAATACGAATGTTGAGGGATACAAAAAGTCTAGTGGAAATAAGCGTTTCAATACGAAAAATCTCAGGTGGAAAAATGTAACAAATAACGCATACGTCAAGAATGAATTCTCACTACGCCCAGAAAACGTCAAACCACTACCTAAAAATATCAATATGTCCGAAACCCTGTATGGTTACAAACCCAGGAGAAATCAATGGGTACCCAAGCAGATACTCAATAAGGCAGCCGCTATTCCATTTGTCGGTTTAAAGAAATGAATTCATATAGATACATAAATGATTTACAACGCCCCAGCCAAGGGTGACGATGGACTCTATTTCGTAAAGACACTCAACGACGATAAACGCAAGTGCCTTGTTCAGCTCAACAAAGTGAAAATCTCTGAGTGCTCATCCACAGGAGAAGTCGTCATGGATGTCGTGCCCGGGGGTGTCGCCGGTGGGAAAGTTGAAGACATCGATGCTCGTAACTTAGAGGCGGCGCTCGAAAACTGTGAATCGTGGTTTGGTAAGAAGCTTTCAGAGGGTGTGATCAAGGGTGCCTACACCCCGGGTCTGAAAGATAATCAGGTGACCGCTGAACGCATCGATGCGACCAAGGTTTTCAATGCACAGCAGGAACTCATCGACTTCGAGGGTGTCCAGACTGACAAAACTTGTGATGTGATTCTAGAATTTGCCGGTCTTTGGTTTGCCAAGAAGGCGTTCGGACCCACATGGAATATTGTCCAGGTCAGGGTCCATGATGACCCAATTCTTGATACCTACCCAGACGAATATGCATTTGTTGATGAGGATGAGCAGTAAAAAAAATTGTTGTACATATATAAAAGATAATGAAGGGTCGAAACCAAGGACTGCTTATGCTAGTTGCCGTCGCTGCTCTCATCTTCCTCCTTTTTTCCATGAACAATAAATCCGGTTACGCCGTCGTCGAGCGTGAATATACCCCTTTCGGTATGGCCCCCGCTGTTGGTCCCTCCCCAGGTCCCGCCGCTGCCCCAGCCGACACTGTGTGCAACGGTATGAACAAGGGTACAGGTCTCGCGTCTTCCCTCCTCCCCCGCGAGGTTGCATCCGCCGAGGACTTCGGTCAGTTTGCCCCAGAGGACATCCTCAAGGGCCAGAACTTCCTCGAGCCCCGCAAGCAGATTGGCTTCCCC